AAAGGTGTATGTCGGCTTCGGTACCAATTATTTGCAGGTGGTCATCGCCCGATCCGTCGCCATACTGAATGGTCAAAGGCTCGCCGGTCAGGTCGCGCGTAATAAAGGCGCCTGCATAATCGCGCTGCTTAATATCGATGCAGTAGTACCTTTCCGTATCCTGCTGTAAAAATTCCAACCGAAGTCTTGTGCCGTATGCCATATCAGTGTCCTAAGTATTTTGAACGTCTTTCCTCTTTAGCCAGTAAAATGCGCAGTTTGCGGCCCGATAATTCCAGGCCTTTTTGCGAGAAGGTAATATTGTTTATCACGGATCCGCCGCCAATGTACCCGCGCTGGCCATTGAGCGTATGGCGGGGATCATTGCGGGTTAAGATTTCTTCACCCGAATTGACACGGATCAGGGTCTTGTCGCCGGTAAAAGAGGTGCCGGGCACCAGACCCCCGGTTTCAAATGACGGAATTAAAGAGTTAAATAATGAAGTAGCGGCGGCGGCGGCGACAGCTCCAGCCACCATATTCAAAGGAAACGGGATGCCGGATTTTGCCAAAGCCGTCGAAATTGCACCGGCCACACCTTCCGCAATATATGTATTGATTGCCTGCATCGCTGCCTCTCGCGCGGCAGACGCAAAACCTTTTAAAGAAGCAGTACCAGATTCGGCATAAGCCATCATATTGTTAATAAATTCACCAGCAGCTACCGTCATTGTTGTAATATCTTCGCCACCGGCCATCATATTTTCAATAACCTGGTTGTATTGCTCGCCAAACGATATCCAAGATGTTGCAAGGCTATCTACGTACTCCTGATTATCTTTCAAAAAGTCAGACATATCATTGAGTGACGACGTATCGATATCAGCCTCGTACTTTTCTTGTTTTTCTTCTGATAAACTGACACTTTTTATCTGTTTGGTTTCAATTTTATTGTAGCTTTTTGTGTCTCTCGGCTTTACACTTCCTAAATATTCATTTAATTGCTGTATTTCTTTTTTAAGTTTTTCAACATCCTTCTGGCCCTGGAGAAATAATTCAACATTAGATGTGTTCTTGGAATTTTTGATTGCCAATTGCAACTGGTCATTCAGGCTTTTTAACCGATCAGAAACGCTTTCTGTTACTTTTGAATAAACCTTAGCTCCATCAATAGAGCTTTCCTGTTCCTTCGAAAAATCAGCCTGCATTGCAGCTAAAAATTTCATCTGCTCTGCTTGTTTCTTTACTTGCTCTGTGGTTTGCAATTTGGTGATTATGTTGAACATGTCTTCAAGTTCAGTAAGCACCGTTGAAAAAACCTGATTGAAGACTTTATCTTCAGCGATTGATAACTTAAAGTCTTCCCAATGTGCCTTTAAAGCCTGGATTTTTATTGCATTTGTATCAATTATATCCCCGGTCTTCTTCATTGATTCGGCTGCAATCTCACCAACAGCCCTAGAAACATCACCAACAGATGCCATTTCTAAACCTATACCACCAAGTTTTTCTTTGAGCTGAACGGCACTAATACCAAGATTATCTAAAATTAACGGTGACTTTCGACCGATACCGGTAACAATTGAATCAACAAGATAATCAACTGACTGGCCAGTATCCTGGGCGCGTTTGGTTGCAAACTGAAATAAATTTCCCAGCTCCTTAACCGGAATTCCAAAGTTACTGGCCGTCACAGCTCTTTTCATTAATTCAAGTTCACTGACAGTTCCATGTACCGAATCTTTAAGCCTTTGCAAATCACTGACATTACCAATCCTGTCAAAAGCATTTCTCACGCCTTCAGCTTCGCCTGATAATTTAATAAGCTGACCAGTAAATGAAGCTATTGCGCCTATCGAAAAGGCAATACCGATGGAATTGGCCATGTTTGTAAACGAACCGATAGCTTTATTAGCCGATTGTTGCGCCTGGTTAATTTTTTTGTCAACGTCATTAATCTTGCCGACATTTTGCTGCATGGCCTGCAAAAACTGCTGGTTCTTTGCCAGAATGTTAACGATATATTGATAGGTTGTTGCCATTTATTTCCACTTTTCAATTAGTCTTTTTACATGTTCCGGATCGGCTTTCTGTAGCTTTTTGTCCGGTTCCTTCTTTTCCCAGGGAAACAGGATAAAATCTTTGACTCCCAAAAGTCCGCGTTTACTCTTTGACTGCGGCGGGCAAACCGTGCGGAAAACCTGCCATCGGGCTATTTCCCAACGCTCTTTTTGCAGTTCATGCTGCTGTTCCAGGTATTTGCCTTTGATTGTTATAAATTCAAATGGGGTCAGGTCCAGAAAACAATCAAGGCCTAACCCCATTATACCAAGGCCGAAGGCCATTTCGTCCACTACATTGTAGATGCTTTTTTTTTATCATCATCCGGCTCCTGATCCTGCGGCACCTCATCTTTTTTAATGATGTCCGGGTGACTGTCGGTATAGTCAATGAACGTTTCAAAATCCATCTCAAATTTGAGTTTTGCCGATATGGCCCCGGCTCTCACAGAGCAGAAGGTAAGCGCCAGCGCATCCTCAAACGATTCGACCCTTGAAGCCGGTTTACCCCGCATACGTTCATATTCGATCATCGCCCTGTTATTAAGCAACACCGGGATGCGGGCACCGTTAACATCAACCGTCTTTTGTTCCATTACTAGGTTGCTGTTTTGGTTTCAAGTTCGCCGTTGCCGGTGATGGTGATTGTAAATGTTGCATCGGCGTTATTCGGTGCTGTTTGCGGCAACTGGGTAATAATGCCAGGTCCCTCATAGTAAGTATCACCAGTCTGCTCGGTGGTAAAGTTGTCATTTGTGGGATCCACACTTGCATCCCTTCCGGCGAACTTAATCGTCACGTCGGCCCGGGTAATCATCGCGGCCAGCAGGGTATGATAATTACCCGCGCCGTACATGGCCAGAGCTTCGGCCGTGACTTCCCAGTCGAGCATTCCGGCCTTTTTGGTTTTCCACTTTCCCGTGTCCTTTGTCACCCGGTCACGGGTTTCGACGGTCGGGCTTAACGTACAAGTCGTTGAATGGGCGATCGCTGTACCAGCCACATAGACCAACAGGTCTTGTCCTTCAATAATTCCGGTATTTGCAGCCATTTTTCTTTTTTTTACTGGTTATCTTCCGCCTCGGATGTCGCTACTGCTGTTTCAAACCTTGCAATTGCAAGATTAAGAAGGGACTTAAGGGCATTTAGCACGTTTAAAAATGCAGCCTTGTCGTCCTGGACCAGCGGGATGTTGATCTCACCCGCCAGCAGGCCCGCCACATAGCCGTTGAACCCGTCCAGGTCTTTTGTTTCCAGAAAAGTCAGCACGTTATCCAGCACGGCAGCCGCCTGGATGTTCATGTTCCTTCCCACAATCGCATCGTCCAACACCCGCATCAGTGCAAGGAAAATACCGTAATCATTTTTCTCCAGGGTATTGCCAACGTTGATCAGTCCAAACAGGATCTTCTTTTGCCCGAAGATCTTTTTAAAATCAAAGAAACCATCCAGCGCCCTGGCCAGACGTTTCTCGCGTTTGTTCGATAAATAACCTTTGTCGCTCATTGTAAATAATTTATAAAGTTTGCAAGATCGTCTTAACAGCCTGTAAACCCGGTAGTACCTGCGCACTACCGGTACAGAGGCCATTAGTTTTTTAGCTCTTTTTGGCATTGTTCGGGACAATCCAGGATATCAGCGAATCAATCTTGCCAAATACCGCGTCATCTTTAAGCGACGGGGTAAGGCGTACAATCACCTTGATAAATCCCATCAGGGCCAGCAGCAATTCTGCCCAATTTTCTGCTATAAATCCAATCAGTTCTTTCATCATGATTTTAACTGTTTTCAAATCCGGTTTATCCATCCGTAAAAATAGACCTCCTGCTTTGGGTTCAGCTCGCAGATCTCGACATAACGCTCAAACTGCAGTCCGTTCAATACCTTTAGCATGGTCCTTACATTCCGCTCCCTGGAGCGCCCAGAAAAATTAGCAGTAAGCATATAGGCAGAATAGGCTTTCAGAGTAGCAGGACCAATATGCCCGTCAACAACCAGGTCGGAATAATGAAGCTGGTTATTATTGAGCAGGTTCAGGCCTTCCTGGAAATACTTTGCTGCCTTAATCACGCCCTGGTTAACAGCCGTATCAAAGATTTCACCGGCAATTTCCTGCTCTTTAACCTGATCCAGGGAAAGAGGGTCCCAATATTGCGCTTTATAGAACTCCAGCAGCATGTCCTCCAGTTCCTCGTCGGCATTGAGCATCCGGTCAAGGTCCCTTTTTGCAACGCTTCTCTTGATCAGGTCAACAACCAGCCAGCCCTCCCAGTCGGGGTTCATCTTGCGGGATACGCCTTTCCAGGTTTCGCCGCCAAGATCTCTTGGGTCATCATTATATGATCCTTCGAAATCCATCGTTGCCCGGTATGCTGTTTTAAAGTCTGCCATTTTTGCGGTTGTTGTATATGGAAATTACCCGTTGTACCAGGTATTTACCCAAAAACCCAAGTGCACCCGACAGGAATGCCACAATCAGGGTAATTACAAAAGCCTGGAATGCTTCCCAGGTTACGACGCCCATAAAAGATGCAATCAGTGGTTCAATCAGCTTTTTCATAATCAGGGTTTAATATAGTCCCGGCACTGGCCGAAGCCTTAACCGGGACTTTCCTTTCCTCTTTAAAACTGGTTATTGTTCTATTTCAGCAACTGCCTCTGCCAGGGCTACGGTTCCCTTGCCGTCCTCGCGGATCGGGGTAGCGCCAAAGCGTTTCCATGCCTCGATCACAGTAGCGCCCAGGTAACCGGCAGGCGACTGGTTAATGGATACCTGCACGGGTGTTTCACCCCGGCACACGTATGCCTCATTCCAGAACAGGGATACCGGTTTATCGCTGGCTGCCGTGGTTACAGCGCTCAGCTTAGCATTAGCCGCGCTCAGCACAACTCCAATATGCTGATAGCCGTTGGAACGGGTCATAATCTCAATACCCATAATCATTCCAAGAATCCCCATGCTAAGTTTACTGGCAACACCAAGCTTTTCGTAGTTGACAAAATCGTCAATGTTCAGCAGGTCGCTGTACACATCATCGGTAACAAGCCCGAACAGCCCGCCCGGCAACCCGAAGATGTTGGACCGGCGCAGTACTGCCTGCACGTCAATCATGTCTTTCTTGGTCACAGCCTTGCGGTTCCCGGTGACTCCGGTTACATTACTTGCCCGGCCGGTGCCCGTGGTGTGTACAATCAGACCGGAAGCAGTCGGACACCACCCGTAAGCAGCCACATCGGCCACCTTGGTTTCAATCTGGGCAGCCTGCTGTTGCTGGTGATTCTGGCGCTTGTTGTAGTTAGTCACGACCTGGCTTTCGGATGAAATAGCAATCGGGTCGGCCCAGATCATGTTCATGGTTCCGGTCTTTTTGCTGTCGGTTGCCAGTTTGATCTTTACGGGTAAAGAATCCGGTTCCCCTTCGTGAACTTCGCCGGGCTGGCTAAGTTGGGGGATCTCGAAGGTCTTTGCATCGGCAGCCTCGCTGACAAGGCGGCTGCGGGTATACCAGGCATTATTCGGGGAAAGGTACCCCGCCAGTTCCCTGGAATAAACCACTCTGTTAATTTCTGCCATCGTATTGAAAATTTAAAGGTTAATCGATCTGGACAGGGGTTCCGGCTTCAACGAAGTTGGTGCCGTCGTAAACAAACTCAACCGTTTTTGTTTTCCCGGCTACACCGGTTATAGTTGCGCCGGACATACCGGTACCAAATTCGGTTGTTTCAGTGCCGTTGGTTTTCAGTTTACAGAAGATTCTGGCGCCCGCCTTCACTGAATCGGAAATGGTCAGGTTGATCGTCCTGTTCCCGGTTGCCTTGGTGGTTACGCCATCCACAATGGTCATCTCATTGTAAACGGTAAGGGCCTGCGCGCCGGTAGCGGTCAGCGCCAGGGTTGATGCATCGCCAAAGGGCCATTTAATCAGTTCCATCGTATTGCATTTTTACAGGTTACACAAATTTTGACTCGTATGCAGCCTGGAGTTTCTTGAACTTTTCAGGCTCCTTTGTTTCCATAGCGGCAAGGCCAGCAGGATCGTTCTTCTGAAACCAGTCCCAGTCCTTTTCCGAAGTCCCGGTATTTCCACCTTTTGCAGCGGCAGCCAGTTGGGCAACAACATCACTCAGACGGACATTCTGTTCTTTGTTTTCCGGTTTCTTCCCTGTCTCAGTCTCCTCTGCCGGATTTGCTTCGACCTTGTCCAGGGAAAGCATATCGACAAAAAGTTCAATGTCAGCACCGGCAAGCCTTTTCATGGCCGCCTCGTTCTTCTCGGTGATTGATCCGGCTGCTTTGCCGGCTTCAATCAGCTTGTTAACCAACTTGTCCAGCTTCCCTTTGAAGGAAGTTTCAAGCTGATCAACGGCATTCATCACAGCCTGCTCGTCTGCATTGTCGGCAAGCTTAAACCGCGCAATCAATTGTTTCATATTTAAAAAATTAGAGTTGTTTACTTCATCTTTGAGCAGGGCCACCAGCCTTTTGATATCCAGGCCCGCCAGTTCCTTTTTGCGGCCCGTGGCAATTACTTCATCAACCAGTTTGGAAGTCAAAGCCTCATCGGCTGTAAACCAGGAATCGGTACGCATCATTTTGCCGATCTCCTCTTTGTCAATGCCCCTTTTACTCAGCAGGGTGACTAATGTATCTTTGAGCATGGCCAGGCCTTTCTGATCCTTTACAGAAAGGGTTTTTATCTTTTCTCCGTTATCGTCGGTGTAATAAGGAGAATGCACCATAACCTTGGCGTAGTCATTAATGACCACCCTGTCGGCTGCAGCCAGAATCACGGCAGCCATCGAGGCGGCGATCCCGTCAACCTGGGCGATGATCCGGGCAGGACTGGCCAGCATTTCAGCAACAATACTCAGTCCCTGGCTGATCGATCCGCCGTCTGAATTTACCCGGATCCGGATCTCATCATAGTTCTGACCCAGCCAGTTCAGTTCACGGGCGAAGTCGTGCCCGTTGATCTCGCTGCCGATTACACCGTACAACATCATTTCAGTTGTCCGCTTGGTTTCGTTTACTATTTTTGAAAAAGTCAATTTCATGTCTTACATTTGTCCTGTTTTTGATTTTGTTATTCGCTTTCCCGCGTATCATTCAGGTACAAAAATCATCGATGATTTTGGCTTTTTCAAGCATCTGAACAACAGTAAGACAGAACTGTACAACAGTAAGACACTTTCTTTTTTTCACCAGTTTGTAAGCTGAAATTTGTGCAAAAGACGCACCCGATGAGCAAGCTTTCAAAACATGAAGCCGCCTTTATCTTATATGATTCCGGGGTCAATCAGAAGGAGATCGCCCGGATCCTGGAGGTGACTGAAAAGACGATCAGTACCTGGAAGGTAAAATACGCCTGGGAAGAAAGGACTATCTCTTATTCGATAGGCAAAAAGACCGCCGAAGATAACGCATTGGAAACCCTCGCTCATCAAACCCGCATAATAAAACTGATATCCAGGCGCCTGGCCGAAAATGTGGATGAAGATTCAGACCTGGAAACCCTCCGCAGCGCTCTGATCCCCAAGGGTGAGATAGACGCGGTACAAAAGCTTTTCACAACCATTAAACGCAAAGAACTGGAATGGGGCGATAAGGTCAGGATCCTGCGTGAGTTCTGCGCGTGGCTTAAAAATGAAGATCTGACTTTGGCGCAGTCTGTTGTTGAGCATGTGGATGTTTACCTGAACGAGGAGCGCAAATGAACCGCGATCTGAAATACCAGGCTAAACGCGAATACGAGGCATGGATTGAGGAAAAGAAATCCATCATCCAGGCTAAACCGCTCGACTTAGAAAGCCCGGCCCAGCAGAAAAAGAATAAACAGGAAGCCCTTGAAAACTTTCCGAAGTTCGCCAGGCGCTACTGTTCCCACCTGATGGACTCGGATTTTGCCTGGTTTCATAAAAAGGCCGCCAAAGAGATCATTAATAATAAAGATATTTTCGCGATCCTGGAGTGGCCCCGCGAACATGCCAAATCCATCCTGGCCGACGTGATGATACCGCTTTTCCTCAAAGCCAAGGGAGAACTGACCGGCATGATGATCGCTTCGGCCAACGAGAAAAAAGCCAATACCCTGTTGGGCGATATTCAGGCCGAATTCATGTTCAACGAACGGTATATCGCAGATTTCGGGCAACAGTTTAGCCTGGGCAACTGGCAGGACGGTTATTTTGTTACCAAAGACGGCATCGGGTTCTGGGCCTTCGGCCGGGGACAGTCACCCAGGGGAACGCGAAAGTCTTCCAACAGGCCAAACTTCTGCGTGGTGGATGATATTGACGACGCGGTGATCGTGCGCAGCGAGGAGCGGGTCGGTGACGCGGTCGACTGGGTACTTGGCGATTTGTTCGGAGCCATGCCCAACACCGGCAGCCGCCTGATCGTGGCCGGGAACAGGATCCACAAAAAATCAATCCTGGCGCACCTGGTGGGCGATGTTGAGCCGGATGATCCAAAGCGTGAGAACATTTTCCACAGCAAGGTGTTTGCCCTTGAAAATCCCAGGACCCGTAAAAAAGACATGTCCGAAAAAGGCATACCGGCATGGAAAGAGCGTTATACCAGGGATATGATCCTGGAAAAAATGAAGAAACAGGGCATGCGCATCGGCCTTCGCGAGTTTTTCCATGAGCATATTACCGAGGGTAAGATATTCCGCAATGAACACCTTCCGTGGGTAAAATGTCTGCAACTATCTGAGTATGATCAACTGATTACCTACAATGACCCGTCTTATAAAGGAAACAGGACATCAGACTACAAATCGATTGTCCTGATCGGGCGTAAAGGCCGTTACTTTGATATCATAAAATGCTTTATCCGGCAGTGTACTACTGCCGAAATGGTCCGGGGTCATTATAATATCGCCGAAATGGTTCCGGATAACCTGCGGATACGCCATTACATGGAAGCTAATTTCATCCAGGATTTAATGCTGGAAGAATACTGGCGTGAAGGGGAGCGGCGCGGCAAAATGATGCGCATCAGGGGCGATAAGCGAAAAAAACCGGACAAGGAAGTTCGCATTGAGAACCTGACTCCTTTTACCGAACAGGGATTTATTAGGTTTAATATTGAAGAAAAGCAAAGCCCCGACATGCAGGAACTGCGGAACCAGTTTTTAGGGTTCCCGGATGCTGAGCATGACGACGGCCCTGACTCGGTCGAAGGAGGAGTCTATGTTTTGAACCAAAAGGCCCCCAAGCCGGAAGGCCGTAAATCACAAACCCGGCAGGGTAATTATAAACGAAATAACGCCAGGAGCGCCTGGTAAGGAGGTGAATGATGATTTTTTTAACCGATGATGATTTCAGGGGGATAATTCCCCGTCAGGTATGGCTGCAACTTGCAGGCGACGGAAGGCCCGCCACCGAAGCGGAAACATTGGCCATAAGCGAGCTGTCACCACTCCGCAATAAATGCAACCTGGACACTGAATTAAGCAAGTCGGGTGCGCTCAGAAATCAGGAGCTTGTCCGGATGATGATCAACCTGGCTTCTTATTATCTCTATAATACAGTCGTTGATTCCGAAATCCCGGAACGGATCACCAATAACTTTAATAAAGAGATCAGGGGGATCCAGGCTATCGCTTCCGGGAAGCAATACACTACCCTGGAACGGGTCAATGATTCGGTAACCGGTACCCCGAAAACAAACTTCCGTTACGGGGGTGATACCCCAAGAACTCACGATCCGTTCTATATGTAATTTGAAATTTACCTCAGAATATGTTTAAGCGTGTTTAAATGAAGTTATATGAAGTGGACTAATATCACAGGTCTTAAAAAAACGATCGTTCGCCCAAGGGCCTCTAATGAGGTCAAAAGCGAACCTAAAAAAAACAAACGGTTAAGCAGTACGGTAAACCTTCCCCAACCGGACCGCATCCGCATGCAGATGGACGTACTTCGCAATGCCGTGGAATCGGCCAGGGACATTTATTGTCCTTCCTGGATAGACCTGTATAATATATACAGAAATACGACGACCGACGCCCATGTCCGCAGTCAATACCAGACCGCAGTCAATAAACTCATCGCTTCCAACTTTGTCATGGCCCGCGGCGGGCAGGATAATGAAGAACTGACCGGCTTGTTCAAGCGACCGTGGTTTGACAAATTCCTGGAATTTTGTTATGTATCGGAACTGTGGGGATACACGGCGCTGGAATTCGGGTTACAGGATCAGAACGGCGAATTTACCGACCTTAAAATATTTCCCAGGTTCAATATCTATCCTTTTAACCGCAACATCATCATTAACCAGGAAAACACCGCCGGGTTCTATTACGGCGATGAACCGGCCCGCTGGTTTCTGCTCGAACTTTCCGAGCCTGACAACCTTGGACTACTGGAACTGATCAGCAGGGAAGTGATCTGGAAAGCTTTTGCACGCCGCGACTGGTCTGAGCATTCCGAAAAATACGGCAAACCGCACGTAATTGTTTATACCGATACGGAAGACACTGCCGAAACCGACAAGCGCGAACAGGCTGCCGCCAACTTTGCAAACAATGGTTATATGATCGCCGATAAGGAACTGGATAAGGTTGAATTCCTGGAATCGACCGGCACGGGAACCGCTTACCTGATCTACGAAAAAAACATTCGCCTTATTGATGAGCAGATCAGCAAGCTGATGAACGGGCAGACTTCTTCGTCTGATGAAAAAGCATGGGTCGGGTCCGCAGAGGTTCATGAGCGGATACTGGATGACTGGCATCACAGCAGGCTCAGACGCTATACCAATATCATCAATTATAAGCTGATCCCATTTTTGGCTTATCATGGCTATCCGTTACAGGAAGGCGATACGGGGCGGTTTACCGAACTTGACCCGAAGGTCATTACCCAGGAGAACCCGGAGGAGCCGCAGCTGGAAGAAACCGAAGAGAACACCCCTGAACCAGGTAAACCGGTAAAAAAAAAAGTAAACCTACTGCCCTGGTAAGGCCGCCCCGAAAACAAACTTTTATCCGTGCCGGGTTGCGTCCTGTCGCCGCCGGTGATCCGCTGGAGAACTGGCTAAAGCGGTTCTATGAATCCGGCGGCAACACCGTTGACCCGGAAATATGGCAGGGAACTTTTGAAACCCTGAAAAAAGCCGCCGCCACGGGCACTGGGATCAACCTGGCTAAAACAGCTTATAATTCCCCTGACTTCCGCCTCCAGACTCAACTGGAACAAAACGCCGGGGTATTTGCTGCCTTTAAAAATCACCAGGAACAGGAACAATTAGTCCGGCTCCTGAAAGATGAAAAAGGAAGCGTCCGCACCTGGAGCCAGTTCCTGAATGAGGCACGTCCGCTTACCGGCCAGTATAACCGCAACTGGCTCAAAACAGAATACAACCAGGCTGTGGCCAATGCCCAGATGGCCAAAAAATGGATCGGCTTCGAGGAGAATGCAGACATTTATCCAAACCTGGAATACCGGGCCGTGATGGACCAGCGCACCCGTCCCGAACATGCCATCCTGAACGGCATTATCCGGCCAATCAATGACCCGTTCTGGAGCCGGAATTATCCGCCAAACGGGTGGGGCTGCAGGTGTTCGGTGGTACAGACCGATCGGGACGTAACCCCTGGGAAAAGCGTCCCGGACTTCAAGCCAGATCCCGGGTTTGACTTCAACCCGGGTATTGACAAAAAGCTATTTGCAGACAGCGCCGGGCACTACCAGACAACAGACAAAAAACAAGTGCGGGAAATTGGCGAAAAGCTTACCAATAAAGCATCCCGGTCATTCGGGATAAGCCAGGTGGGAAAAGTCGCTAAAGTAAAAGGTCTGGGAGATGTGAATATCACAAAAAAAGGGATAAAGGAAGCCGTCAACCAGCCGCATGCCGAATATTACGCGAAAAATGCGGCCCTGGAAAATATATCCGGAATGATCAAAGGCCTTAAATTTAAAACGCTTCCAGGTGTGAAAAATAACCCGATGGTGAAGCAATATCATTATGCTGAAATTGAACTGATGGGAAAAACGTCTTACGTGATCTTAAGGGAGATGGTTGACGGCGAAATCCGGTTTTATACCATAACCGATACGATGAAGGGATACCAATAAAAAATGGCCGGAGCCATCACTAAGGAAACAGTCCAAAGCTGAACGCCAGCCATTTTTCAATACAAATATACAAATCATTTTCAAATGAATAACGATTTTAAAATAAAAATAGAGCAGATCACCAGGGGGCTGCCTGCCATCATGCGGCGGATCCCGGGAATAGTCAAGATAGAAGGCCTGCAATTCATTCATGAGAACTTTCAAAAGGAAGGATTCCGGGATGGGAAAGGCGGGATAAAAAAATGGCCGAAAAGGAAAGAAACCAAATATACGGCAAAAAAGAACAAGGGCCGTAATCTATTGGTTGATTCCAGCGCTTTGCGACGGTCGTGGGACCAGGAGACGACCGAAGCGCCAGACCGGGTATCATTTACCAGTTCTTTGCCTTATGCGGAGCCGCACAATGAAGGTAGCCGGGCCGGACGCGGATCGGGCTTTAATATGCCTGAGCGGAAAATGATCGGCGAAAGCAAGACCCTTGACGCCATGGTCGAAGTTAAGCTCAACAAATTAATGGATAACCTTTTAAAATGAAACGATATGTTTGCAGACATTTTTAAAAACGTTCGCAACCGGTTAAAAGGGGATTTTATGCCGGTCGATTTTGAAGTTGGCGACTTCAAACAGCAGCGCTACCTGGAACTGAGCGATCTGAGTAAAGTCCAGTATTTTAATAATCAATACCGAAACGCGACCATTACCCAAGACCTTACGGCATTGATCGAATTCGCTACGGATAATAAAGTCGAATTCGCATCCAAACAATTGCGCCGCATCAATTACACGATCCGGGTACACCTTGTTAACAAGCTGCTTTCCGATACCAGCGGCATGATTCCCGACGAAATTATCGAAAGCCACAATAGTATGGTCACCCTGATCCGCCGGGCGCTCGATTGTTACAGACCGGTAGATGCGTCCCGCCGCCTGCTCTTTACCAACCTGCAACCTTTTCAGGGAGAACCGGGATGGCTGGTAACCCTGCTGATCTTTAACAGCAAATTAACGATCTGAAAACATGAAAAGATTTAAATTCAAAGGCATTTTAGTGATATTATATACCGATGCACACGAGTTTGTAAAAGATTTTTTCGATCCTCCGCAAGGGGCCATCCTGGATATGGATTCTATTCCTGAAAGCGCCGGCTTTGCCGATATTGACGGCAAAAAAATATCTATCTTTAAAAGATTGGATTGTTCATTTGAGGATCTGTTTGCCACTGTTGCACATGAAATGGGACATCTAATTACCGGTGGTTTTATTGATAACCCGACCCGGGCAAAAGGTTACAACAAACTGCATGAAAAAAAGGCCGAACATTATGAGAAGTTTGCCGTGAATGCTTATCGGTTAGCCCAAAGAATTTACTCAGAGAATTTGAAATGAAAAAAGCCCGTCCGGTTCAGGTGTGCATTACAATTCAACGCGGGGCGCGAATCAGCCTGGGCTTTCGCCTTTGGCCACCATACTACGAACGA